GAAGCAGTTCCATGACCTTTAGGTTCCTTACGAATTATTAAACCTGCACCTTTCCCAATTAAAGTAACGCCTGAAACTAAAGGATCAGCACCAAGAGTGAGTCCTGCTACACAAGGAGTATCAATATGTTCTAGCATCATATCAGATACTAATTGCAAACCTTTACCTGTAAGAATTACTGGTTTACAGTTGACATAATGATCACTCTCTTTACCAGAGGAAAGTTTAATCCTACCATAACGATAGGCATACTTCTTTAAAATACTAATCAGTTCTTGTTTCATTTGAATTCGCACTCCACCATAATTTCAGTAAGACACGCAAGTAAATTTATCTCTTGGTCAGCCACGAACGCAATCTGGTACTGATACTTAGCAATAATAAGGACAGCAGCAGCAATGCTAGGCCCTTCAAGGGATGTAAGAAGAGCATCGTAAATGCGACGCAATAATACAGAAGGATCATTGTCCAAGTTATTGACACACCATTTACGTACTTCTGGAAACTTCTTTTCTTTGAGATTTTTAACGAGATCATTTATGTTAACATCCGAAAAACTAGCAAGGATAGATGAATCTATCTTACCACCAACAGCATGTCTTTGGCATTCATTTAAGACTCTTCTCCAATCTGGGAAGTGCTTATTGATGAGTTCTGCGAGGACTTTCTTATCAGTTTCAACCCGCTCGATGTCCAAGATGGATACAAGTCGTTTGAAGAAGGCCCCTGCGATTTGTGGTTTGTCTTTCCTTGATATTCCAAACTCAATGACGGAGCATCTCGAATGGAGGGGTTCAATGATTCTGTTCTTAAAGTTACATGTGAAGATAAACCTACAATTCTTGTAGAAGGATTCGATATTGGCTCTGAGGAGGAGTTGAACATCGTGAGTTGTATTATCAGCCTCATCTATAATTATAACCTTATGTTTGGCATCACCATCCATAAGAGATACAGTAGCAGCAAAGTTCTTTGCCTGATTCCTAACAGTATCTAAGAATCTACCTTCATCAGATCCATTGATAACATAATAATCACAACCCAATTCCTCACACAATGCTTTCGCAACTGTGGTCTTACCTATGCCTGGCGGGCCTGATAGTAATAGATTTGGGATCTCACCTGTTTCTAAAAAGTCCTTAAAAGTCTTCTTAGTAGCTTCTGGGAGTATACAGTCATCTATAGTCTTGGGTCGATATTTCTCAACCCATATAAATTCATCCTTCACGTTTAGGTTCCCTCAGCATCATGAATGGTTTAATTAACTCTAACAAATCTTCAGCAGTATTTTTTGTTGGCATCTGTGCGACAGCATCTTCCCAATCAGCATAAGTACTTTCTGGGTTGATGTTCGCCATCAAATTAATCTGTGCAATTTGTTTGAGAGTAGTTTCATCCATCTTGCTGACAGTATACTCAGTATACTCCCTAATAAAATCTTCTCTAGTAATGTGTTCCATTAGTTAAATCTACGTTCATAAGCGATAGCAATACACCCAACCACCAAACCTATAAAAACAAAATCTAAAAGTGGGGTGTCGGAAGTTAGATTCATTCTATTAATCCTCCCATGTTACATCTGGTTCAAGTGCTATGTAGTATGTAAGATCATACTCAGATGACTTGAATTCAGATAACAACTTCTTAGATATCTTAACCTCATATGTGCCAGGCACAATCTTGATGTTTTCCACCTTGAAATGTAATCCAAAAGTCTTAGTTGTTTCACCAACAACAATAGAAAAATCATTAGAAGTATCATTCTTACGATCAGATACCACCATCTTAATCTCCTTACCATTACCCACTACAGACAAATCGGTAAGATGATAAACCCCAGCAGCCTTAAGTAGTCTGTCAAGTTGAGCACTTCGCAATGTAAACTCAACATCAACTGATGGAAGAGTAATTGATTTCTCAGGAGGAGAAACAATAACACTAGGATCAGCAAAGAAATACTTTGACCTTTGTTTTCCCTCTTTAATATTAACAAAACTTTGGCCTGTAAAGTTCAGTTCTGGTTCTTGAAATAATCCAAGAGAATTTAAGAACTGACTAAGATCATATACACCAAACTCCTGTGGGAAATCCTCATCTATATTTGCTTCTGCAAGGATATTCTTCATAACAGAGATAGTTCTCAGTTGATTTCCTTGTTTAAATAGAATCGATTGATTAATAGTAGCAAAGTTCTTGAGTAGATTAATAGTTCTATCGGACAGTTTCATGGGAGTTTTAGTTTGCATCATGTAGGCCAGCGAAGTGGTATAATAGTGTACAATAATGGATTGCTTTCAAAATGTCAACTTTTGATTTTCCATCCTTTTTGCCGAACCTCGAAAGGTATTTGATGGCATTGGATCGGCAAAATGCCTCAGCATCTCCAATACCCTGTATAAGATCTAATGTTTGAATTCCATCAGTGCTAGTATAGTGCGAACCATAGGTAGTTGCAATATAATTTTTAGCCTCATCCAACATTATATCTTCTTTATATTTGTAGAAGATTCTATCAAAATCACCATCTGGTCTTTCATTTCTTACACCAGTATTGGAATCCTTTTCTGGAACCAACTCTCTCTTTAATGGATCTGTTCCAAGTTCATATCTATAAACTGTCTTGCCATTATCAGGGGACTCATAGATCCATTTACGTTTTTCTTCTTCAATTCCAGGCATCATTGCATCTTCATAATTGGTAAAATGGTGTGCTCGTTGATCATCGACATCAGCAAGTTCTATATTAGGAGGCCATGGACTACCAGGCGTCCACTCAAATCCACCACTCTTTTCTATCCAATCTAAATCTGGATTAGTCTCGATAGTTATACTATCTGGTGATGCTGGTGCTGACTGTGGCCCAACATGAATGGTAGGTTCTGTATCTTCAGATTCTAAAGAGGTAACCTCTTCTTTTTCATCCTTCCATCTTCCTTTTGATTGATCCATAATAGGGTAATCCTCATCAAATGTTCCATCTAATATTGAAGCAGCTAGTGCCCATGCATTAACCATAACAGAATAAGAAATCGTTAACTAGAGACTCTGCCTTCTCCTTGCCAAACTTACCAGTAAGATATCCTCCTACAGGATCAAGTTTAGTCATATACTTGTCGAAGTCATGATACACGCTTGTATCTTCTTCACTAGGCATACTACATTGTACCATAGTTTGATAGGCCGTCAAGTACTTCTCAAACATAGGTAAATGGTCATCTACCTCATCAGCAGTACAATATGCAATGTAAATGTTCTCTGAGAAATGATTGCCTGGTTCAAAGAATCTGTAATCTCCTTTACCTTTAGGCAAACCTTCAACACCAAATAAAAAATTCTCTTTAGGATGTTGGAAGTCAAATACAATAATGACTTTCTTCTCAAAGAATCCCATAAGATCCATACCAAAACAGGGAAGGTTACTTCCAGTCTTAGGATAGATGATATTATTATAGATATTGGATTTTTCACTCCAAATATCTACAGCACGAGACTTGATGAACCACTCATTCTTAAAGATCTCTGCCTTTAAGTGTGTTCCCTTCGCCTCCCAATCAGCCCATGTTGAATCATGGGCTAGATCTGGAAAGGTATCAAACAGAAGGGACTTGTAGTTCTTCCATAGATTCTCCATTTTCTTCTCCGAAGTTTACATCAGCATCTACCTTGTCATACAAATCAAGAAAGGCCTGTTTGGTTTCATCATCAAAACGATTCACACAAACTTGAATTGCTTTCTCCTTATTCTTCCAGATGGCATATGCCTTTACGATATGGACAAGACGGCGTGTACTAATAACTTCTTCTACACCACCATCATAGAATGTCTTTCTTATTATATCACCCCAGTCAACTAATTTCTTACAGAAACCAGCATCTTCACACAAAAGATTTAATATCTTCTCTTCTGTTTTTGGATTCGGATAGGACTGTTCAAATGTTACAGGGAATCTTTCTAGGAAGGCTTCGTTAAGCACGTTAGTTCCAATAAATCGCCCGTCGTCGGATCCTTTACCTTTAGTGTTAGCTGTGGCAATGACGTTGAATCCTTTAGTTGGTTTAACGAATCGTCCGATTTTTTTGAGGAAGACACCGTTTCCTTCAAGTATGCTCTGGAGACAGAGAATTTTATTAGAGGCAAGGTCGATCTCGTCAAGGAGCAAGATAGCTCCTCGTTCGAGGGCTTCGATGACTGGGCCGTTATGCCAGACTGTGGAACCATCAACAAGACGGAAACCGCCAATAAGATCATCTTCATCTGTTTCGATTGTAATGTTTACACGAACAACTTCACGTTTTAACTGGGCGCAGGCTTGTTCAACTCCAAAAGTTTTTCCATTACCTGATAGACCTGTAATGAATGTAGGATAGAATTGTTTCGATTGAATTATCTTTTTAACATCAGTAAAGTTTCCAAACTTCACAAAGTTCTCATCTACATCTGGAACTAAATTCTGTTCCACAAAAGGTACTGCTGATGGAGCTTTGAAATTCTTTTCTAACTTCTCTTTAACTGTTAGATTCCACTTGCCAATACCTTTCTTATAAGCTTTTAGGTACTTGGTGACAGTTTGATATCCTACGTCATTCTGGGCGCAATAGGCCTTGACATGGGCGGATGTAATTTTATCACCATATAGATCTCTAAGAGAGTTGATGAGAGATTCGGGATTCACTTTAGCTTCAAAAGGCATGTTGTTTATTCTGTTGTATGTATACATTATAGTATTAAAAAACCCCCTTGAGAAGGGGGTGTGTGCCACTAATTCAACTGTCTATGCAATATATTCCATAAACTCTGATAGGACTTTCTTATTCATCTTCTTAGAGTTAAGTGACTTCTTGAAAGCAGATTTAATCTGTGCTTTGGTTGCATCTTCATGTACTTCAAACTCAGTATCATTATTCAGTGCAGATGAAGATAATCCAAAATAAGCATGGTATCCAACATCAGTCAACTTACAAGATTTGTTCTTCTTCCACTCGGATGTAACAGTTTGGAAACTATCAAAATCCCAATCAAGATACTTACGAATGAAACTAGTAGCATTCCTCTTTTCCAATACCCTTATGCCAATGAAATTAACATTAGGGAATCTTCCTCTAAGTTGATTCAATAAGGCAGAAGTTAATTCATGATACTGAGACTTACAGAAATAAGTCTTACCAGTCTTTCTATCACGAATATAGGTGTTACCATTGATTGATGATCTTTCTCCTAGATAATCCTTATCCCCTTCATGACGGGCCCTAATTAACTTACTGAATCTCAAAGGATGTGCTTCTCCATCTGTAAGAGTAATACATTGAATCTTTTGAACATTCTGTTTCTTTTGGAACAATGGAATTAATTGATTCAATGAAACCAGTGCCTCATTAAGAGGTGTTCCTGATAGAGATAATCTACGAGGATACTGATAATAAACTTGACAATCCCATCTTCTAGTAGCAGTAAGAGCAGCAGTTACTCTCCAGATATTCAACATCTGTTTTTCAAATTCTGACTTCTTACAATCGCTAGAAAGAAACTCAACCATTGAGAACATACTATCAACAATGGCGTGTCCATCCTTCTGTTCATGATGTTTTGGAAGGGTAGATCTACTAGTATATCCATACTCATTAATGCAGTCCTCACAACTCCACTCATTAGTAAAGGCAAATACTTGGAAAGGGATATTAACTTTCTTACAAAACCATATTAAGTTAAACAATTGTTTAATAGTATCTTCTAAAACATATGACATAGATCCAGACCAGTCAAGAACAAAGATCAGGCCATGATTCTTACCATCAGGTATAGTAGTAATCTTTCTGAATAGATCTTCATTATACTTGTAGGTATGAAGTTTATTACAATCTATAACACCAGTCTTGGCAACAGTAGCACGAGAATAAGCATCCGCTGACTTACGACACTCAAACTCTTTTACAAGATAGTTAACTTCTTTCTGTGCAGTTCTTCTGAATAGTCTGTATTTATTATCTACAGGTTCAAATATATCTTTAGATGTATCTGAATTTTCATCCCAATTTTTTTGGCATTTGATCCAATGATCTTGAAGATACTCATGAACATCGGCATTACTAGCAACCAATGTATCAAGATTCAATTTAGGTATCTCGATATACTCTGGATCATAATAGGAATTTTGTTCAGTATTCTTATTAAGATTTTTTAGATTATCTTCAAAAGCTTTATCAGTCTGTGCTTCCATCTCATGATGTTGGCCACCAACAGTGTGATCATCGTAATCAAGATCCTCAAAATCTAAATTCTCTTCTTCAGACTTTTCACTCTTGCCACTATCACCTTCCATTTCCATATCAGTATCTTCTTCATCAGTATCTTCAGTTCTACCTGTAGACAAATCTTCCAAAGGAAACCGTTTAATATCCGTACCACCATTACTCATAGGCACTTCAGTCTTCTCAAGATTATCCATCTTCTCCTTAAGAAACTTAGTCAGTTCTAAAGATAAGTTAAGAACATCTTCAAAAGTTTCTGTTCTAGTTGCCTTCTCTACAAATATCTTTTCATCATCTTCAAACTCAATATCAACGAAATTGCCAATCTTGTAGTAAAGATTAATTCTATCAGCTAAATTAATCTCCTCTTGATCCTTATCATCAATCTCAAAGAAATCTTGTTCAGCAAGTTGTGAGTATCCATTATAAAATGTCTTACCTAAGCCTGGATATTTCTTCTTCATAAACTTTTCAATTCTAACATCCTCAAAAACATTAACAAAGGACATTGGAATTTCTGGAAATTCTTTCAACCAGTTATCTGCTGGAGTGTATAGTGCATGACCAACCTCATGACCCACCAGAAGGTCGTAAACGGTTCCAGAAGCCTTCTCCCACATTGGTAGGGTCAATACCCTCTTTTCTACGTCAAACGATGCCGTGGGGACTGGGCGGTTCTCTATGATGAGATCTTCAGTCGCAAGTAGTTTAGCGAGTTGTCCTTTAACTTCGTAGTTGACCTGTGTAAGCATTTCGTTTCTTGTCTATGTACATATAATAGTACATATTAGGACAGTTTCAACGAACAGTGTGCCAGTAATTCAACTGTCTACTGTGAATATTTTACCCTAGAGAATCCATTCATTTTTTCAAACGTAATTAAATTATCCAACCTGTCCGTTAATTCATCAACCTTATGAGAGATCATAAAGATGTAAGCATCCTTTATAACATATTTAATAATCTTAGTAAATTCATCTGTGCCAGTACTATCCAATGAACTGTCAAAGATCTCATCGAGGATCAATATATTTGTACTAGAAGAGTTCTTTAACTTAGCAATATCTCTCCAAGTAAACAAAATAGCAAGATCAATTCGCATTTTTTCACCCTCAGAGAAGGACTCGTAGCTGAACTTCTCGTGGATGGGAGACTTAATCTTCTCATTGAACTGTTCATCAAAAGTAAAATTGATATAAAAATCCATCATCTGAAGATACTTATTGATCTTCTGATTCATTATAGGCAGATACCTTCTTATAATCTTTGCCTTGACACCACTATCCTTCATCATAGAGTTAGCAAACTCCAGATAGTCAATGTCTTCGTTGTAATCGGCCTTAGTTTTCTCTACAGATACTAAATCATTCTTTAAGTTTTTAAGTGTAGCTCGTTCAGTATTTCGGTTCGCAATTTGTTCGGTAATGTCTTGAACTTCTTGTTCATAATCGTTGATTTGACGTTGGTACTCAGAAATTTTAAAATTGTTTGTTGAGATGTCATTCGTTAATTCAGTAATCTGCTTGGAGACATCTATAAACCTGGCCTCTTTTTTTTGTTCTTCGTTTATAGACTTTTGAAGATCTTTGTAAGCGGAGTTAATCTCCTTTACCTTCACTTCGATATCACCGATCTTATTTAGCCTGAAGTCTTCCTCAATATCCTGTTCACAAGTAGGGCATGATACATTATCCTGAAAGAACTTATGTTCCTTGGTTATAATCTTAATCTTCTGTTCCAATTTACCCTTAATTGTGTTCATCTTCCGTAATGAAGATGTAGCATTAGATATAGATTCCAACTCTGGCTGATGTTTAGTCTTAATTAAATTCTCATACTTACTATTATCTCCTATCAATGTAGAAGAATCATCCAATAAGGTCGATATCTTAACCTTCATATCCTTAATCCTCTTCTTGCCACTCTTATCCAGATCAGCAATAAAATTCTTCTGCATCTCAATCTTCTCTTCTATCAACTCCTTCTTGATAGTGAGTTCCTTTATCTCTGTAGATGATTTACTAATCTTTTCTCTAAGTATCTTTGCCATACCAGAAAAGATCTTAATATCCAATACATCTTCTACAATTTCTCTACGATGAGTATTGTTCAACTGCATAAAGGGAACAAACGTGGCTGATCCCAGAATAGTTGTCTGAGTAAATGACTTATAATTTAATCTTAATATACTATCTTCTAGATGTGCCTGTTGATCATTGGCATTAGCAAACTGATCTTGTTTCTTACCATCAATATAGATCTCGAACAAGGTAGGTTTCATACCTCGAACAATGGTATAGACTTTACCGTTTGCCTCAAATTCTATTTTTACTTCGCACTCTTTATCGTTAACTGTATTAATTAACTGCGTTTTCTTGATCTTACGAAAAGGCTTGTTATATAAAACAAAAGTAAGAGCGTCCAGAATAGTAGACTTACCTGCTCCATTCGCACCAACTATTAAATTTGTAGGGGATTTCTGAAAACTAACAATAATAAATTGATTGCCAGTGGAAAGAAAATTACGCCACCGTATCGTCCTGAATGTTATCATAATCTTTAGGCGGTATCACAATATCGTCAGGAGTAATGATGACATACTTATACTTGTGTTTGTGGCATGTTTCAACAGCTAGTGTATCATCAATTTCAACAACTGTCAAGGAAGTTTCTTCATTAGCTTCTAAAAGACCTGCATATCTTGTTGCATCGTCTTCCTGTTGAAAAAGGTATAATGCTTTCTGGCCATCATCATTAGTGACAGCATAAGCACCCTCTCCTTCCTTTCCAGCAAGTGACAAGATGTACATTACTCAACCTCACAAGCTTCTAAGTATACTTCTCTGAGTAAATTTTTAACTCTATCTTTTTTCAATTCAAAATCAGATTCTTCTATGTATTTATTAAGAAGAGTTAAGGTATCCTCTACTCTTTCTCCATCAAGATCAACCTCTAGATCATTGATTTCAGTATTCTCAACGACTTTTAAATCTATGATACCAGCCTTTAAGAGTTTGTCAAGGAACTTATCATACTCCAATTGGCTTGATCTCTTCTTTACAAATAATTTTACTATCTTATTCTCATATAAATGTGCCTTGAATGTTGCGGCAGGAGTATCATCATAATATATCTTCTCAAACATAGTATATGGATTCTCTATAAACTCAATCTCCATAGTTTCTGTGTCCAGAATATTAAATCCTCTCTTATCGCCACAATCATTCCAATACATCTGATAGGGATTACCTAAGTAAAATGTTTGTCCATCATTACTTCTAGTATGATAATGTCCTGAGAATACAGTATCAAACTTAGATATAATTTCTTTGTCTATTCCTCCTTGTTGAGTCATGCCAGGATATAATTCAAATCCATGCAACTCTAAATGACCAAAAGCGATCTTAGAGTCCGTGGTCTCAATACCAGATTTAGTTTCGTCAATATTGTCTTCGCAGATCCAAGGGAGCATGAAGGCTTTGAACCCATTAATATCATACTCTCCAGGCTTAGATATAGGGACAATGTTATCGTAACTAAGTAAAAGAGAATCAATAGAGTTAATCTTATTGGTATTCTTATAATAAACATCATGGTTACCTACAAGTTGCCAGACTTTTACGCCCAAATTTTTGAACTTATCATATACATGTTCCTTTGCCCAGTCAAGTGACCAGTAATCAATATTCTTTCTATTGTCAAAGGCATCTCCCATATGGATGCAATACTCTATCCCTCTCTTCTCCAGTTCAGGAAAAAAGATATCATCATAAAATTTCTGAAAGAAATTATGAAAGACTTTACTACCTCTTCGTCCTCCGAAGTGGGTGTCAGTTATAATTGCAATCTTCATTTCTTAGGAGTAGGTCTAGGGTTTGTTCTCCTATTAATAATTGATATAAACTTATCCGCAGCAAATGTTCCTGCCAAACATACTTCAAGTTCATCACCATCTAACCAGTTAGGATCACCATTCATCTTAGTATGATTCATGGCCTCTTGTATCTGATCAATCACTTCTTGAGTTAATTTCATTGATTCATCTTCGTTTGAACTGCCTCTTTTATTGAATTGTAATCACTAGAAGCGCCGTAATCGTCGTCCACATGCATAACCTCATCATACCCCGACTTCTCAATGATTTTCTCACGGATCTCCATTTGTTTCTTCTCTTTCTGGATCCTCCGAAGAAATGCGTAGTGTATAATCTGGGTGAAGTAAGCGAAAGGGTTTGTAGATTTTTCTGGATTGAAGTTATGTATGTATTGAACGCAGTTTTCAATCCCATCCGATATCATGTCCTCCCTAAACATATAATTGACAAAGTTAGGTTTGTATGATAAATGTGTGGCAATCTTAACAAAGCACTCACCAAGATAATTAGTGATTCTAGGCTTAGGATCACCCTTCTCTTCAGCAGCTTTAACATCTGCCTTATACTGTACAATAGCGTATAAAAACTCTTTGTTATTAACGTAATGCTCAGATCGTTTTCTGGTGCGTGTTCCTTTTGCGGGCATTTTACATATTACCTCTTAAGTTGTTTATAGTGTACCATAAAATCAATCGCTTGACAAGTTATGAAATTCTGTGTACAATAACTCTGCCAGGGTTCAAGGGAATGTTATTCGGCTTTATTTGAACCTTTATTCTTATAGATACCTTCTAGATATTCTCGGGCCTGATCAACAGAAATTACATATCCCATTTTTTTAGTGACCTTTATTTTTTCGGACGACCCACCATTTAGATTAGAAAATATAAATTTTTGATAATATTGAACTACATCTGAATCTTCTTTAGCTTCTACTACAGTAATAACTCTATCCATAGGAATAACCATTATTCCTTCTGTAGGATTACTTCTCAACCAAGGCATCATTCTTAGACCTTCATGAGAACCATTCATATGAACTGTTTCTATTTCTACAGGATCACTAACAATTAAAACCGTGCGACCATTTTCTTCAGACGGCATTACCTCAGCGAAGATCTCTTCGCCAGATATTAATTTAATTGAACCATAAAATTCTTCGTCCATATTATTTTAACGTAACGTTAGATAGTTCATAATTAAAGTTCTCATCATTGTATATTTTAACACGTTCTATTAAATGATTCAAGGTGTAATTCCTTTGGCCATCTGAACTGATGTCATCAGCAATATCATATAACATTGCTGTATTCTTACCTTTGGACTTACGGAGAACCCTACCTATAGATTGTAGGTTTCTTATTCTAGACTTGGACGGCGACGCAAAAACGACGTTGTGAAGGTTTTTAATGTTAATTCCAGTTGAGAAGGTGCCGTAAGAGGCAACAATAATAGCATTTTTTTCTTGTTCAGTAATTAATCGGACTTCTTCTCTTTCCTCTCCGTCTACTCCACCATGTACAAAAAATACTTTTCGTACATCATCTACCGAACTATTTATAGATTTATATAATATTTCACCATGAGATTCTACTCTGCTATACAGTATTAAAGTATTACCATCAAGAGATAATGCCAAATTTTTTATGAAATTGTTTCTTTTCTCATGAGATATGATATAATTAATCTCTTCTTGGTAATCTCCAAATTTTATGGGCGGATGTTTTAATAAGATGATTCGGATATTTAATTTAGATAAATGTCCTTTCTCTATTAATTCATTCGTCTTTGTTACTTTATAGGATGGCCCAAACAAACCTTCTAGAACCCACTTGTGAGTCTGTGCTCCACTTAGAGTTCCAGTAAATCCATATCTATACTTGGTATCTCTAAGTTTAGACATGATACTGACTAAGGATTTAGATTTAAACTGATGGGCCTCATCTCCTATTATGACATCAAACTGACTAAACCATTTCCTATCCATCTTATAAATGGATTGCCATGTTGATATAGTTACTCTCTGTGGAGTACTTCTTTTCCTACCAGCATAAACCCGATGACAGTATTTTTCGACATCCCAACCATACTCTATAAAATCCTTATACATCTGTTCTACAAGAGAGGTAGTAGGGACGACCAATAGGATTCGTCTCTTTCTACCCACATGATATCGTGTAACAGCATAGATCATCAGGGACTTACCTGATCCAGTGGGCGATATAATTAATTTTCTATTATATTTTAGTGCCTCATATACACCGTCAATTTGATATTCTCTAGGTTTATGACTGGAGATTGCAGTCATATAGTCCTTTACACCCTCTCTTGATATCTCTTCATTCTGTTCAAAGGGTGTTCCATACACCTCATTGTTTATAAACTTAACTGAATATTCTGATTTCTTTGCCCAAGAAACTATCTTATCTAACAATCCTACATACACTTCTCCAGTGGCAGTAGAAAATAATCTTACCTTACCATCCCAATGTCTATTCCTATATTGAGGCATAAACTTTGCGCCAGGAACATCAAAGGTAAAATAATCAGATAGTTCTTGTTGTATATGGGGTTCTGCATCTATTGTTAAATGAACCTCATTTTTTTTGGCAATATTAAGATCAGTCATAACCTCTCGTAAATCGTTGCCACTCAATGGCATTTTTGATTTGATACGTTCGATTCAATATAACTTTAAGGATACTCTCAAGATAATCTAACATTATCTGATAGTAATCTATTTTTGCAGCACACTTAATTAAATCCTCATCTCCATCAAAGTATATTCCTAAGTCTGCTTTTAGGACTTTATGGTCAAAAGGTTTCTCTGCATATACCTCTGGTGATGCTTTACCTGAGTAATATTGCCACTTCTCTTTCTTTAGAACTTTAAACTTTGTTTCCTGTGCCTTCTGTAGTGTTAAGATATTATTGTATATCTTATAATACTTAGCATGTAAAGCTGGTACTCTCGTTGATTCTGAGTGCAGAAGTTCATTATCAATTACTGAGTCTTTATCCCAAAGGTCTTGTATAAATTCAAGATTCATCTCCTATTAAACTCTCCACATTAAAAATAGTATATTTGAAAGTAGCTGTCGCCATAATATAATTTATATCAGTTGCATCAGCTGTAAATGGTACTGGTGTAAGTGATATTGGAAACATGTCTGTAAAATTTACTCTAGCTACAGGGTTGAAACTACTATTATACACTAATAATGTTCCATCTGATGTATCTCCCAATGTCAGATCTTCTTTATTCTGTTGGTTAATGGGTATAGATTCCGCAAAAGACTCTGGGAAACCTAATGATCTCATCCATCTTTCTATCTGTAGATAGTTTTCTAGATTTTCATCAATGAAAAATTCAATATCCAAATCCCCATAACTTAACTTATCGCCAGGCAATGGAATATCCTTCAAGTAAGAAGTCTGAATAGACACTCCTAAATTGATGTTTGGAATACTAACTGACTGAGAAAGGAAATCTACCTTGGGTGCTTTAACCAAAGTGAACTTAAATCCTGCAGGCGATAGGAAATTCCTATTTGAAACTTGCCTGGAAAAGGCAGTAAAACTTCGTTCTGCCATGGGTTTTTACTTTTATTTATGCGTCTCCTTGCAACTCAGGGGGATCACATTCTGGATTAATACTCTCTACCATTGTACCTCCAATATCAGAACCAGCATCCATACCCATCATCGTGGCAGCACCAGCAAGTACCCAACCAACGAAAGGAATCCCAGTGAGACTAGGGGCCACAGCAGTACCAACACTAGCACCGACCATTTTACCTGTTCCTTTTCCTGATCCGATTGCTTCGATACAGGCTTCTGATTTTGAACTTTGTTTTGCCACGGGGTTGGATCGATACTCAGACCCATCCACCTTGATTTCTTCTCTGATCTTAACTGTGTTGTTACCCAATCCCAGAAAGCCAGCTTTTTTCTTTATATCCCGTTCCACAAGCATCGTCTTAGGATCGTTTGCACGATATACTATTCTATAACCTTCTTTGTTAGCTTCTACTTTATAAGAAGTATAGGGGCCAACAGGAACATTAACAACAGGAAATTCACTTCTGCGTGAAATCATTCCTATCATTCCGATATGAGACAGTGCAAACAGTACACCTACCGTTCCAACTGATATATACTTCCACTTTTCATTCATAGTTATAGTGTAATGCCTATTATATATACACGTTTCCACAAAAAAAGAGACCCCCGAAGGAGTCTCTCTTTGAATATGTAACTGATATTACATAAGGTTTGAAACTTTAACTCGTCTGTAGTAGCGGTTAGAGTTTGAAAGTAGGCGTCCAAGACCTTGGTTAGAAACGTTACCCTCAGCGAATGGGTTAGCAACGATTCCATAACGAGTCTTAAAGCCAATTTTTGGTTGGAAGGTGTCCTGACCAACAGCACGAACCATCTGTAGAGGAACGTATGGGCAGTAGAACAGTCCAGCATCGTAAGGATTAGATCCTTTGTAACCAACAACGTAGTACTGATTAGCGTCATTGTTTGCAGCGAATGGATCGATGTAAACTTTGTACTTACCAGCCAATGTTCCAGCAAATGTATTGCCAGTGTCATCAACGTTAAGGTTAGCGTTCAATGCAGGTGTGTAATCAAGGATTCCAGCCATTGTTAGAGCGGAAGCAACGTCTGCGGAGCAGAGGACAACGTTGCCCTTTCCACGACGAGTTCTTTGTGCGATCTGGTTGGCATCTCTTTCAATCTGGAAGAGAAGTCCCTTGAATTTCTCAACTGACCAACGACCATTACTGTCGGTGTCTAAGTCGAATGTACCAGCTGTTGCGGTGTTAATTGTTGCACCTTGCTCAGCAGACTTGTAGATAGTACGGATAACTTCACGGTTGATCTCAGCAAGAATCTCTGTTGAGAGAATGTTTGCGAGTTCAGACTCAGCGTTTAATCCGTGGATTGCCTTAAGGTCTTGAGCCAATTCTAAACTGTACTCAGCTTTGAGTGCTCTGGACTTCGCAGTCACAGTAACTTTCTCGATGCTGAATGCCATCTCTTGGAAAGCGTTGGCAGCAGCGTCTCCTAGTGCCTCAGCGTCTCCTGTATTCATCGCCTGACCAACTGAGTAATCAGTTGTAGTTGCAGAACCTACAGGGTTAAGAACGCCTGGGTTAGTTCCATTTGGAGATGAAGTTGTACCGAAACCAGCAGCAACATCTGTAAATCCACCTGTAAGGTTTTGAGATGAGTTCTGTCCAGAGAAACTTGTATCTGGTTCGTCGAATAATGCCTCAGTTCCACTCTGATTAGTGTAACGTGAACGCATTGCGAAGATCAAACCTGTTGGGCCGCTCATTGGCTGAACACCTGCAAGGTCATAAGCGACCAAGTTAGGCATTGCACGGCGGATAAGGCTGATCAATACGGGGTCGAAACCAGCAACAGGGCCAGCTTCTGCAGATGATCCACTAAATCCAGCTGTTCCAGCAGAGTTAGTTGGTGATGCTTCCGTTAAGCTCTGGAAAGAATTTTCCTCACGGAGCATTTGTTCTTGGTTCTCAAGAAGTACAGCAGTAACATTACGTCTATGCTGATCCTTGATTTGATCTACTCCTTCGTAATCGAGGAGCGGTGCCCACTTTTCAGTAAGCGCCTGGTAATTGATGTTTTGTTGCATCGTTTTGTAAGGGTTGTTTAACTAAAAATTGATCACTTCCTATTCACACGACCAAGTGCTTCAAGGTAAGTAGCCATGGAACCCGTAGGGGCTTCAACATGTTCTGCTTCTTCCTTCAATTCTTGAGGTGCGCTCGTAGGAGAACTAGTCTTGCCTCCTTTGAAGTATGACTCCTTAAGAGTTTCTAGTTTTCCACGATAGGATTCTTCACTTTCAAACTCAACACCCTCTGCAAGACTTTGTAGTTTCTCTTTCTGAGATACTGCAAGACCTTCTGCAACAGTGTTAAAGACAGTCTGAGCAGTTGACTCACCAAGTCTTTGGCGAAGGTCAACGTTCTTTTCTATCTGCTCGTTGAGCTTTGTCTCCATTTCATCAAGCTTGTCTACCATATTCTCTAGTACATCATATTTATCTTCAGGTAATGATACATAATGTTCTTCAAAAAGCTTCTTCATGCCGTCTAAGAATGATTCAGTCATTTCAGCCTTGATTCCTTTTTCGACTGCTAACTGATTCTCTTCTAACCACTCTTCTGCGACATATTCGAGATACGCATCGGTTCTCTCAGTGAGACCAATTTTGATTTCCTCAACTTCTTCGCTGAGTTTCTGAGCGTATTCTTCGTTCAGTTGATTTTCGATATCGGTAATCTTAGCATTGATAGATGCCTCGAAAATTACCTTTGCCTTTTCTTTGAATTCCTCAGAGAGGTCTTCTCCAGA